TGCAATGTTGGTTAGTGGTTGACGGAGCTCATGGCTAAGCATAAAGCGGAACTCCTCAAGTAGGTTTTTTTGCCGCTCATGCTCATGCGAGCTTATTGATGTAACATCGACTATCTGAATCCCGACAAAGTGTAGAGTATCATCAATCGCAAAGCAGTTCCAAACATTATATCTATCGCTTGCGTTCTTCTGCTTGGTCCGAGCATACACTCTTGAAGGCTCAGGAGAATGCTTGCGAGCTCTTTCAATTGCCTCAATGAAATCTTGCTTGTCTCCTTCAATGCTTATGATGTCGGTAATCTTTGTCGGCTTAATATGGCTGACATAGTTCTTAAACAGCTCGTTGTTGGTGTATATCTTCCCATCACTATCGGTCACGACATAGAAGAGGTCGATGCTATGTTCTAGGATGAAGAGCGAAGACATGCAGAGAGTTCGCTATAAAGGTTATTCCATGCGCCAATCGAGCTCCATGCCCATTGCACTGTGAGGTAAATTGTAAAAGTCAACAGCATGCCCATGATTGGCGCATCCATTGTCGGCTTATACTCGGTGAACTCAGTCCGAGGCTTGATGATAATCTTTGCCTCTGGCTTAGGAGCAAGCAAGAATGCAGATGTGCTTGGTTGAATGGTATCGCTTGTGTAGAATTGTTGCATCGGCTTTGGCTCTGGCACTGGCTCATCGGCAGCAATCTCGAAAGTTTGCCCCCATTGATTAGTGCAATATTGCTTGCCAAAGATAGTGAATTTCTCCATTGACTTATACACAACCTGCGGCTCTAGTTTAATTACATGATGATGCGTATGGACCTTGCAGCCAATACCCACCACGCACCCATCATCGAGTGTAGTATAAGTTGAGTCTCTTCCGTCATCCATTGTCATTTGCTTTTGGTATGTATCCTGCTGCGACCATTGCCGCCACAATAGCTGCAAGTGTCTCTGTTGTGATCTGCTTGAAGATAAGAGCAAAGACCGAACTAAGAATCACCAAGCTGCCAATTGTTGGCCGCCAATGCTTGATTATAATATCAAGCACTTGCCTTGGCTTACTTACTTTCTTTCTTGTTGTCATTGCCCCACATGTGATTAAAAACGTATGATGATTTTAATTTCTCAACAAACTGCTCGAAGGTTAGATCCATTTCATCAAGCATCACAAATGGCTCTGTCTTATGCCTGAGCAAATATCTATTATACAACTGCTGCAAAATATAGTTCCGCTTCTTTTTTCCTTCTTCTTACAAGCCCACGAGATACCTCACCGCCTGCCCTGTTCCACTTGGCGAACTCAGCTGCAATCTTCGGATCTTTTGGGTTGGCTTTTACAAACCTCAACAGCTGCGACTTAGCAAGGTTGCCTGCTCCTAGGTTGAAGCACAAACTTACAAGCGCGTCAAACTGGTTCTGGTTCACCTTGGTTGTATTAAGCAGACCAAGCACGCTGCCCTCAAACTCCTTAAGGTGATCCTTAAGCAGCTGATCAGCTTGGTCTCGGGTTATGGTCTGCCCGAGCTTCACCTTGCTGCCGTCTTGGTAGTAGGTTGCGCCATATCCTATGGTCGGCACTCCTGCGCTGCATAGGTAGGATGTGAGGCGCAAGCCTTCGAACTCCTGTATTAGTCGGATTCCGTTATTAGAGGATTTCATATTGAAGCATTACGTACAATGATTGAAAAGAAAATGCTGCTGTAAGTGATTCGACGTTCAATTGTATTTTATTAGTTGCAACATCAGCACTTATTCCCCATGAAATAAATTCAGATTTATCTCCATTAAATGCAACGATTCCAAATGCGTTTTTAGCATTGGTGAAATCTGATGCAACTGGCAAAGAGAATTGAAAATCTGCTTGTGTTTCTGCTGCATCAAGTTCAACATCCATAAATAATGAGCAAGTAACAATGCTTCCAACTCTTGAGTAGTTTGCTCTTTGAATAACAACAACCTCACTATAAGTCTCACCGCTTACAACGGGAGTCCAATTGCCACTGCTGACAATGTTACCAAGTTCAATCTGCGAAGATGTGCCTTCAGGGGATTGAGTGGTGTTGCTAACGTCCACAATGTAAAGCAAGTCATCACTTGCGGCTGATGTGATTGTTACTAAGTCTGTAATTTTTACTCCTGCCATGTCGTTATAGGTTTATAGGTTATCAAAGGTAAGGCTTTCACCCAATCAATTGAGCACTGCTCAACTTCTTCGATGCTGATGATGTGATTACCGTCAGCATCCATGATAGGGTTAAAATAATTGTCGGGCATAAACTGAATGCCAATAAGGCTCTGAGCCTCTTCGTATGTAAGTAGGTAAACTTCCATTATACTTGACGGGATAAGGTTGTGTTAAACGCTTGAACTGCGGTATATAGTGCCGCTGCTTCGGTTGAATTTAATCCACTACCAAGAAAAGCAAATGCTAATTGATGCGTAGTAAATAAATTGGCAGTTCCAGATTCATTCCTTGCTCCAAAGTAAAAGTTTATATTTGGAATTGATGCAACTGCAACTGTGTTAGTACCCAATGAAACTCCACCTCTATATGCTTGGAATAATGTATTTGATGTTCTTGATGCCATCAATAGTGATGTTGATGGATTTGCCGTATAAATAATAGCATTACCTATAACTCCACTATTAAAGTTTGCTCCCGTTAAATTGTGATGCAAAAAAGTAGAAACAAAAGCTCCATATAGTCTTGTGCCAGTTAAATCATTTGTTCTTGAATAAATACCAAATGAATGGCTATTTAATGACAAATTAACTGAAGGAATTAAGAAGGTATTTGCATAAGCATTAGTTCCATTCGGCAATGCTCCATTTGCCGAATGCGTCCATCCACCTGAGAAGCTTAATCGGAATGCAGCATTGGTATCAAGTGGATTCTTAAGGTTGAACTTATGTGTTGTTGCAGTACCTCCTACCATTGGATAAATGGCACTACACTTAGCCCATGTTCCATTTGCTTTCATCGATGACACCAATGTGCATATTGCTGATGTAATTGTCGCATCGGTAATACCTGCCGCTGCTAAGAATGCCAAAGCATCAGCATCGCATCCAGCGTAAGAATAAGGGTTGACTAAGAAACTCATGCGTAGTTACCTATTAACATTACCTTCAATCCTTTTGCCGTACCATTACCAATTTGGTCAATGTCGATGGTAATCTGGGCATCATCTGCAAGTGCCGTGTCACTTATCACTGGAGGAGTGGCAGCTGTTGTGCTTGTAGTTTCTGTGTTATCAATTGTCAGCTTTGTGCTTAAGATACTTGAGCCGCCCTCATTGATGTCAACAGTGAAGATGCTGCCACTTGCTTGAGCCGTTGTGAGTGATGCTCTTACCGATGTTAGTGTCACCGCTCTTGGCATCCTAAAAGTAATCTTCGCCGTTCCTGCTGTCAGCGCAGTGGTCTCATCTGATGCCGCAACAACTAACTCAAATGGTGTAGCAATATTACCGCTGCCAAGTATCGAAGTCGAGTTGATTGTCTTGATGTTTACACCACTGGACAAAGCATCTTGCTTAGCATCGAATGCCGTCCAATCAGCAGTGCTCAATGCTCCTCTGTTAGTAGCCGATGCAGTTGGTAGGTTAAAGGTATGCGTATCTGTTGCCGATGATATTCCAAAGTCAGTGCCCGATGTTCCAACTGCGAAGTTTTGCACTTGAGCAGTCAAGCCGTTTAAGGAATTTAGACCAGTTGAGAATGTCGTAATCACTTGGCATAAGTGACCATTCTCTGTGTGCAATGTTATTGTGCGCCCCGAGGTAGTTACAAATACGCGCAAAGCAAGTCTATCAGTAAGCGCAAGTGTTGTCGCAGGAACTGCCAAAGCAGTGAAGTAAGCATCGATTGTAGTGCCGTTTGTGATGCCTTCAGGTGTTGCTGAGTCAGTTGCAATCAAAGTAAATGTTGCACCATCATACTTATATAATTCAACATAAAACGATGGACTGCCGCCACTTGACGATGCGCTAAAAAATAACTCAAGATTCCAATTGCCTGCCGGTATTGCCAACAGATTAGGATCGCCTGCATCTGTGATAAATTGTGCAATCAACCCATTGCCTTGAGCATTGGTTCTTTGGAAGTCAGTTCCTGCTGCTAAGATTGGTGTCTTACTCATCTCGTAATAAGTAGAGCCGCCAATTGTACCTTGATTAACTGATCCGTTTAAGTAGTAGCTTACACTCGATCCACCTCCAATTGATGTCGGAAAGTTAGCAAGCTGCCCATCACCTCTGATGTATTGCGTTGAAAGCCCTGCCGCTGCAACCGCCAATGTTCCGCTCGATGTTACTGGATTGCCAGTAACAGAGAATGCAACAGGCATCGTAAGGTCGACCGATGTAACAGTGCCCGTTGGCAATGTAGGGAATGGAGTCGGTGTTCCAGTGCCATCAAGGTAGTCCGCATTTGTTCCTGTCGGCACATCAAACTTGCCATCGAAGGTGTTCCAATCTGTTGAGGTTAGATATCCGTCAGTGCTGCCATCAGCTTGAGTGATGCTGATGTCAGGAGTTGCTCCTCCGCTTGATGCGATTGGTGCAGTACCGCTTACCGATGTTACTCCGCCAACTGTGACTACTGCCCAAACAGCTGCGCCGATTGTATCATCTGAGCATAAGTAAACAGTGCCATCATCCAAGCTCCATCGAGAACCGACCACAAAGCCCTTAGTGCTGTCATCAGTTACTTGAGGTACTATTGTAAAGTTGTGAGTAACATCGCGAATGGTGAAGCCGTCTTGCTGCATGTAGTACAATCGACCTGCTTCCCACTTAAGCTCATAACTGATTGAGCATATTTGCGCTGTGCCCTTTGCGCCTCCATTGCCTGCATCAGTTGTACCTTTGCGAATGAATGCGCCGTTGTCAAAGCTTAGCCCTGCGCTTGCCGTAAATGCAATGTCATTGGTTGTGCTATTGCCTAAGTCAGTCACCTCTTGCAATGTTCCAACTGCACCGCCTCCGCCTGGCACATTTACCTCGACCACTCCAGGTGATGTGAGTGATGCTGTAACTCCTGCGCCTGTGAAGTTTAAAGTTGTTGTGTTAGTGCTTACGTTAGTGCCTTCCTCTTTGGTGATTAGCGGAGTTCCACCACCACCACCTATTGCCACCAATGGATCTGCTTCTGTTCCGTTGCCGGTGATAGTCACCCCATCAACAGCAACCTCCGTCAAACAAGGTGTGCAAGGTTGGAAGTCTGGAAGCGGAATGTCGCCTGTTGCACAGATATCATAGCAGCCATCCTCTGTGGTTGTGATAACTTGAATATCAAAGTCAACAGTCACACATGCAAATTCATAGTTGGCTGTTAATGTCTTAATCTCGTTGATGTAACCGCTCGGAATTACTTCGTAGTTAATCACTCCAAGGTTCTGCTTGAATTGTGGATCAGTGCCACTCGTAAGCTTGTAGATTCTTGAAGCAAGCCAGTCCTGAGCATCATCCCCATCGCATGGCAGATGGCTCTTGCGCACCACAGCATAAGCAGTCAATGGGAAAGAGGTCACGTACAACTGCTTGCAGCCGCTCATCTTGTAAGCATCCGTCTTAGCAACTGTCACCTTGCCACGCTTTGCCCAAAACAATGTGCCTTGCTTAGCATCGAAGTTAGTTACAACCTCCGCTTGACCATTGCCGATGTAATGCACCCAAGCCTTCTCGTTGCCGTTTGCATTAAGCTCGCAAAGTCCAAACTGCTTGTCGAAGATATTCGCTACCTCAACACGTTGATTGAGCCGCTCGATGATTGTCTTAAGTAGATTCATGGTTTGCTAATCTGATTTGATATTTCCTCAACAAGTAGTTCTGCATGTAGCTGAAGCATTCTATCTTGCTCCTCTTTTGTTGGTTGGAAGATTGTTCCGTATCCTTTAAAAGTCTTGTACTTTGGATTGCCGCTAGCAACTCCTTTCTCCAATCCTAATGCTTTGCCTGCTTCATCAGCTTGTAGGTAAATAAAAGAATTGAATCCTT